GGTTCCCAAATGAATCCAAATCTAAATCGTGTTCCTAGCTTAAATTTTAGTTTACCTGTTTGGCAATAAGTATTCCAGTTTTGTTTTAAAGAGTTATAATTATAGCCTTTGTCTGATCCTTTTCTCGTAACATAAGAGTTTCTTGACTCAGCGGCTACTTGCCACCTATCACCGCTGGATCGCCAACAACCACAAGTAGTTCTTTGCATATCTTCAGTGATTCTAATCTTAGGAATAAGTCTACACCTTGGGCATCTTTCCCATTCGGCATAATCATCACCCGGATACCAATAACTGTTTTTAGTATTAATCCAATCGTGAATTGGGTACCTAAGGTGTGCTTTATCCAACTTCATATAATGGCTTACTCGTGATGGATTTTAGATTGCTTACCTGAATTCTTGTGAATCTTTTTAAGTAAGCAATTCCAATCACCACCAACTTTTTGAATAGTTGTTTGTCTGGCATCAAAAGAAAACCCAGGCGCTGTTATCCCTCGTTTTTTCTTTCCGGTTTCGCAGTGTGGACAAGGATCTCCTACAGGTTCATCCCTTTTATCCATGGGATGATTTTCTTCCCAAGTCTCCCCGCAAGTTTCGCAACAATAATTGTAGGTCATTCTACTATTTGCCGAGTAGCGTTGGAAAAGCTTTACGAACAGTAGCTTCAGTAAGGGTCCGGTAAAGACCTTTAAGGTTTTTGTCTTTTACGGCAATTACAATCTTAGCATCTTTAGCGGATAGTGATTCAAGAAGTTTAATATAAGTAACTTCTTTTTTAAAGCTGGTCATTGGCGATTGTTTAATGAGATGCCTTAATTGACGAACATGTTTTTCAAAGTGGCGACGTTGTGCGCCAGCAACCGCTTCATTTTCTTTATAAGGAGGAACGCCTTTAGGAAGATCAAACTCGACTTCTTCTTTATAATTAGCTTGAAGGAGTGTTTTAATTCCAAAGGTTCCGTGTTCTTGTAAAAGCTTTACTCGCTCTGCGACATTTTCAGCTTCATCACAAAGTTGAAACAATTCGTGAGGAAGTTTAGTCCTATTGTGTTTTGCTGTCTTTTTCTTCATAGTGACATTATGTTGTTGTCTATAGTTATATATCTTATTTGATAAAGAACTCTTCTGCACAAGCAACCAGTTGGCTACAGCGGCGAGTGATCAAGTAATTAAGAACCTTTCCGTTTGGCTTTACTTGTTTTGCATTGTATTCCTCAATAATATTTGACTTTATATTCTCAGGAATTTGAGAAAGATCGATCATACTTTTATTACGGATAAAATTACGATATGTTTGTTCGTCAAGAATCTCTTGCATATCCCCTTTACGAGAAGCTTCATACCATTCTTCAATCTTTTTAGCGCGAAGAGGAGTTTGGCGAGACTCAGAAACAAATACATCATCTGCAGAAAGAACGTTAGGTACACCATCGCCGGTATCGCCACGAACTACGTGCTCAAAAAGATACTTTTGTGGGTTGGTGTCCTTTAAAAGTTTTTTAGTAAGTGGGCTAAACTGCTGAACGTTGTCGTATTTTTGAAGCTGGATAAAATCTTTATCAGCGCTGACAATCATAACCTTTTCGTGATTGCCAAATTCCTGGGTTGTTTCCACAAGGGTTGCAATAACATCGTCTGCTTCTGCGTTACTTATTTGTAATACTGGAAAGGGAAGGTATTCGTCAATCTCATCCCTTACTTTGTTAATACTCTCAAAGATAGATTTCCAATCCATATCTGAGCTTTCTCGATTCTTTTTACGAGCTGCTTTATATTCAGGAAAGGTACCTTTACGCCAACTGCCGGCGTCACACGCAACAATTAGTTTGCCATACTCATTACGATACTTAAGGTTATACATTCTCAGTGAATTGAGAATCATATGACGTAATAGGTTTTCGTCAAGGTTGGATTTAGGCTGTGAGAACACAGTAGAGATTGAGATTCCAGAGAAGTCTACGATAATCATTTTGGTATATTGATTTTATTTGTTTCCACTATTATACCATATAAAGGGTGGATTGTAAATCATTTTTTAAGGTTTTTAACGTGACTGTGATGGATCCTAGCTTGGATAATTCCGTTATAATATTCATCACTTAGCAGCACTTCACGATCAACCTGTTCCTTTAATTCCATATACGACATAGCTCCAAGCGAAGTACAAAGATGAAGTATTTCCCTTTTAAATCTTTCCCCGCCGTATTCTTCTACAAGCGCTTTGGTTTCAGGACTGGAACCGTAGTATGTTTGCCAATCACTTTCAGCAACTGATCGCCGCTTTCTTTTCTTACCTTTAAGAGGAGGGCGAGTTATTTTACGGGTAAATTTTTTCTTCCCAATATACTTCTTCCCGTTTTCAATATCAGTAAGGCAATAAACAAATCCAACATAATCACCAATCATGTTAGACGTAAATTCTTCCCCGTGATAGATCCACATAAAGTATCTATAAGGAAATTAAAGCGCTCCGTCGTAAGAATTGTGTGCTCCACAGAAAGGGCAATATTGAGGATATGCTTCTTTATCATAATCATCGTAGTCAGCATCAGTGTCTTCAACAAAAGAGAAAGAGGCTTCCTCATTATCATCCCACATAACTTCATAAGACATATGGCAACTAGGGCAACGGTGTTCGGCAATCATATCTATCCTTCACACGACTTACACGTGTTTAATGATCTAGCAAGTTCCTGTGCAGGGTTACCACTTCTTTGATAATACATCCCTTTAATTCCACTTTCCCATGCATAAATCAGTAGTTCGTTTACTTCTTTTGGTTTAGCTTTTGGCGGTATCATTAGGTTCAAGCTTTGACCCTGATCAACAAACTTCTGTCGTTGGGCTGCTTGAATAACAATTTCCTTTTGAGATATCTCGCCAAAGGTTTTAAATACATCTTTTTCTTCTTCACTTAATTCGGTAAGGTGTTGAACACTTCCGCCATGAGTAAGAATCTCTAACCATACTTCTTGTGTATCTAAACCTTTTTCACGAAGTAGGGATTTAAGGTAAGGATTCTTAAAGGTAAATTTTCCTTTTGCAAGATCCTTTGTAAAGTAGTTTGAATTGAGCGGCTCAATACTTGGAGAAGTTTGACCAAGGATAAACGAACTTGAAGTTGTTGGCGCAATAGCAAGGGTAGTAACATTCCGCCGACCATACCCTTCAAGTAAAGAAGGTTCGCCATACTTCTCAGCAAGTTCTTCAGAAGCATCATCTGTTCTAATACGAATGGTACTCCAGATTTGATTGTTATGCATTTGAGCCTGCAGACCTTCAAAGGGAATCATCTTCTTTTGCAGATAAGAATGCCAACCCAGAACTCCAATACCCAAAGCCCGTTGAGCAATGGCAAAATTACGGGGTGCATCCATATGAGGGATACCTTCTGTTTTGTCTATGAACTCAGTCATAACAGCATCAAGAAAATACGTTAGTGTTTCAACCGCGTCTGTTACTTGAATCTCGTCCCACCGTTCAAGGTTAAGAGAAGAAAGGTTACAAACAAAGCTTTCATTCACATCCGAACTAAGCATAATCTCATTACACAAATTACTAGCATGAATGGTTTTATTCTTATCTTTGTATACTTGCGGTGCTGCGTTATTGGCGTTGTCAGAGAACATTAGGTAAGGATACCCACTCTCAAAACGTTTCTTGATAACCAATCCCCAGATGCGACGTTTTTCTTTATCACCTTCAAGCATTGATTTCATCCACTCATCTGAGATGGTAACACCAATGCTCATCTCTTGAATCTCGTGGCCTTCACCACGAATCTTCAGAAACTCTTCAATGTCGGTGTGATCAACAGGTAGATAAGCTGCAAAGGAACCTCGGCGAACATTACCTTGAGATACCACGCTCATAAGCTTGTCGTAAAGTTCCATAAAGTGAACGGCACCAGTACTCGTTCCACCTGTACTAATAGGAGCACCACGACCACGAAGAGCACCAAAGTAAGCAGAGGTTCCTCCACCAAACTTGGTCATCATGGACACTTCGGCAAGCTTGGCTCCAGCAATCTCTTCAAGCGTGTCGTCAATAAAGGATCCGAAACAACTGATTGGCAGGCCGCGCTCTCGTCCAAAGTTACTCCAGATTGGACTACTCAGCGAGTAGAAACCCTGGCCAAGATACTCTTCAAACTTTTCAGCAAATCCTTTTATACCAAGGATCTTTTCTGCTTGATCAGCAATATCTTTACAGCGTTGCTCTGGTGATTCTCCTTCTAGCAAATATCCTCTTTCAAGGAACTTGCGAGAGTCTTTGTTTAGCCAATAGTATTTTTCCATTATGTATTTAGATTATATATTACTCTTAATTAAAAGA